ATAGCTAGTATTCGCATTATCTAATCCCGGCGTTGGTGTTGGCTTAACAAAGCAAATCTAGCAGACCGCGAGGTCGCTGGCGTTTTGCTTTATTCATGTGGTGGCGGCTCCTAATTTGCAACGTTATATTCTTTGGCTAGCAACATTAGGGGGCTGCGCCCCCAAATGATTATTTCTTGTTGACGGGATAAACATTAAGGCATAGAATCCTCATTGTCAATAACCAAATGGAGATAAACAATGTCAATTAGCTTAACCCTTCCCATAGAATATAATGCTCTGACTCGTGCGTCTAAAATGCTGCGGGACCTCGCAACGGACATAAATATGGACGACGAAGATTCTGATGTTTTGGAAGAAAGCCCCATAGAGGCGTCAATTCCCGCTAGTGAGGGGGGCATTAAACCCGCTGAGCCCCCTCAGGTATCCAGCGTAGAACTCGACAGTGACGGCCTTCCCTGGGACGCTCGAATCCATACGGGTAGTAAGTTAAAACTTAAAAAATCCGAGCAGTGGAAAAAAATTCGTAATGTTTCCCCAGAACTCGTTGCAACGGTTGAAGCGGAACTCCGTGCGGCTCTGGCTGCGAGTCCCGAGAGTCCCATTACCCCGACCGAAGAACCTGCAGCCGCGCCGCCCCCGCCAACCGAATCGGGAATTGACCCCGCCACAGTAACGAATTTTCCGCTTTTGATGACGGCGATAACTTCGGAAGGGATCGACGACGTTGCGGTTTTGGCGGCGGTTAATAAAGTCGGGCTAACTGCATTGCCGTTGCTTCCCACTCGTCCCGATCTCATTCCAACGGTTGCGGCTGAGCTATTCGGGTCATGAGTGGGCATTCCATTCTACCCCCCTCGTCCGCGGGGATCTGGGGAAAGCCCGACGGGTGTACCGCTTGGCCGATGCAGGCCCAATGCTACCCCGAAGTTGAACCTCACCCGGAAGCGGCTATCGGCGACGCCTCGCACGAAATAGGGGCCAAGCTGATTAAACAATCCGCCGTAGGTAGTAATGCCCGCAACTGGTCTCAATTTGAAGAGACCCTCGCCGCTAACGACCTGGAGTTTACCGAGGACATGTTCGACGGTGCGGTAATCTACGCCGACGACGTGGCCGAGGTGATGCGCTCGACAGGTTGCTTTGTCCCACATGTAGAGGGGCGAATCGCCATTCCTGGGATTCACGAAGTACAGTTCGGGACTCCAGATTGTTGGCTATTCGATAAAAGCATGGGTCGCCTGTACTTCTGGGATTATAAGTTCGGTCACCGCGACGTTTTAGCGTTCGAAAACTGGCAAGGGGTTAATTACCTGGCGGGCATACTCCCCACCCTGGGCGTTCCTGATCTCAACATAACGGTACACCTCCGCATTGTTAAACCCCGGGTATTTCACAGTAACGGCCCGATTGATGAGTGGGTCGTCCCTGCCGTTGAACTGCGCGGTTATTTCAATCAACTACATGCTGCGGCCCATGAAGCAATGGGGGTAAATGCCGTATGTCGTACCGGCTCGCATTGTCGGGATTGTACGGCTCGATATGACTGTACCCCAGCTATCCACGCGGGGCTCGGGCTTTACGAATTGGCCATGAAACCAACGCCGATGGAGTTAACGCCTCAAGCGCTGGGGCTACAGCTTGCTATCGTTAGCCGAGGTCGAAAACAGCTTGAATACCTGGAATCCGCCCTCGAAGAGCAAGTTAAGGGGCTGATTAAAACCGGCAAACCCGTTCCGGGCTGGGAGGCCGAACCGAGTTTCGGTCGGGAAACTTGGGCCAAACCGATCGATGAGGTTATCGCCCTCGGGAAGCTACTCGGTAAAGACCTACGAAAAGACGGCGCAAAAACGCCAAACCAAGCCCGCACACTGGGTATTGACGATGCCGTCATTAGTGCGTACAGTGAAACCCCACGTACCGGACTAAAACTAGTACCGGATAACGGAAACAAAACCAGACAGGTATTTATGAAATGACCACACCAGCAACCGAAGTGTTACTCGAAGGCCGCATCGTTTGCGGTCACCCTATGACTCGTCGTCCCGTAAAAATCCGGGATCGGGTCACTAAAGTCGAAACTCCGCTATTCGAGGCGGACGGAGTCACTCCAGTTACCGATGTTTATCTCGGACTAGCAATCCCTAAGAACGGTGCGATAGACTGGAAGGTAACCCCCTGGGGCCAGCAGATTATTGCTCGGGGCATGCAGGACTGGCCCAACGGCGAGCACGGTGCCCCTACTTTCGCCTGGAAAGTAACGGACGGAGATAGCCAAGTTCCCAATACTAAAAACAAAAAACCTTGTGATCGAGAAGGCTGGCCCGGTAATTGGGTTATCCATTGTTCAACCCGATTTCATGTAAGCTGTCATCATCCCGGCAAGTATTCCCCGTTACAACAAATCGAAAACGAAAACGAAATTAAAACCGGGGATTACGCTCGGCTGCTCGTAGGGGTCAAAGGGAACAACCCTTCGGAGTCTCCTGGTATTTATGTTAACCCTACTAAATTGGAATTATCTCGTCCCGGGGAGCCCATCGTTTCCGAAGGCGGTATGTCCGCAGAGGAAGCGTTCGGGGGAGGTTCACCCGCCCTAGCTCCTAGCCCCGAGAGCATCGCCCCCGCCCCAGATTTCCTGGACGGCCCAGCGCCCGAACCGCTCTACGTTTTCCAGGGTAAAAACTGGACGCGGGAACAACTCAAAGCCTCGAAGTGGCCGGACGCTAAAATCGACGCGTTACCTACCGCTTAACCGCAAATAGGGGCCGCCCTTCGGGGCGGTTCCGATCATGGGGCGAATTAATGTATTTCCATATACGAAAGGGTAAGCAGTACCTGGACCTTCGCGGGAATTTGATCCTATCGCACAATGACCGACTAGTTAAAACTCGCGTCAAAAGCGCGGGACCTCGTCAGGTACGCCATGGCCGCTATGCGGTCAACCTTGCAGCTGCGGGCTTCCGAAATCGGTTTCGCGCCTCCCTGCTCGCTCTCGGTTTCATTTGGGGTCCCAGCACCGCACTGACCCAGGAACGGATAGAAAAAGATGGCTTATAGCCAAGTCCCCGCCGGTTGCGGTCTCTCGACCGTCTTACCGGACATGGATTTTGAAACTTACAGCGAAGCGGGCTATGTTTGGAACGACGACGGCCAGAAATGGGACGTACCGAAAGGCGCGACCAAAAAGGGCTTTTTTGCGGTAGGAACCGTCGCATATGCAGAACACCCATCTACCGAAGTACTCTCCCTCGCGTACGATCTTAAAGACGGCTTAGGCCCAAGATTGTGGGTTCCCGGCATGGCACCCCCCGAAGAGTTGTTCGAATACCTTCGTTTATACGTTCCCTTTGAGTTGCGGAATACAGGTCTCCTGCCTTTAATTGAGGCGCATAATAGCAGCTTCGAGTGGTGGATCTGGCAGAGAGTATGTCACGAGCGAATGGGTTGGCCTGAATTATCTTTTCAACAATTACGGTGCTCTGCAGCCAAAGCCCGAGCTTATGCCTTGCCCGGTTCTTTGGCCCCTCTCGCTAAAGTTTTAGATACTGCGGATCAGAAAATCGACGACGGCAAACGGCTGATTAACAAATTCAGCTGTCCGCGGAAACCCACGAAGAAAGATCCCCGGAAGAGGATCCGACCCGAAGAGGATCCGACCGACGCGGTCAATCTCTACGACTACAACATCGGGGACACTAAAGCCGAAGGCGCTGTTTCTGCCTTAATTCCGGACTTACCTCCCGAAGAGCTGGATTTTTGGCTCTGTACCCAAGAAAGTAATATCCGCGGCGTAGCGCTCGACATGCTAACAGTGCATGCCGGCGTTGGTATTCTCGATCGGGCTCTCGTGAAATATAACGCTGAACTCCACGTTCTTACTGGCGGTACGGTAGTCAAAGCTTCTGAAGTTCAAAAGTTAACAGGTTGGCTCGGGGCTCAAGGTGTCCATATGCGGGCCTTGGATGTCGAAGCGGTCGATGCCGCTCTTGCCCGAACAGATCTTCCACCGGTAGCCCGACGCGCTTTAGAAATCCGCCAACGTGTGGGGTCGGCCAGCGTCAAAAAATATTACGCCATGCAGCGCCAGGCCAGTCGCGAGGGGCGAGCCCATGAACTCTTTATCTACCACCGAGCGCGAACGGGGCGGGATGGCGGGGCGGATATCCAACCGCAGAACCTACCCAAGGCCGGGCCCAAACTTCGATGGTGTGAAAATGCCGGGTGTGAAAAACCTTACGGCCAACATTTAGATAATTGCCCGCATTGTGGAACTTCGGCAGCTTTCAGCCGGGCTGCGGGCTGGTCCTGGGAAGCCGTAGATCATGCGATCGAAATAATCCGAACTGGTGACCTCGAATACACTGAACACATCTACGGTGATGCTTTGCTTACGCTCTCTGGCTGTATTCGCGGCTTATTTACCGCGGCACCCGGACACGATTTGATTTGTTCGGATTATTCATCCATTGAGGCCGTTGTGACTGCAGTGCTGGCTGGGGAAGAGTGGCGCATCGAAGCTTTTCGACGTGGAGAAGATATATACCTCGTATCTGCCAGTCGAATAACAGGAATCCCGTATGAGGAGTATATCGCCTATAGGGAAAAACATGGAGTGCACCATCCAGATCGACAAAAAATCGGTAAGCCCGCAGAACTTGGCCTCGGTTTTGGGGGTTGGCTTGGGGCGTGGCGCCAATTTGATAAAAGTACCAACTTTACCGATGAGGAAGTAAAAGAAAATATTAAGGCATGGCGAACAGCTTCCCCAAACATTGTGGAAATGTGGGGCGGCCAAATTAGAGGTAAACCTTGGAGTCCAGACTATTACGAACTTTTCGGACTCGAAGGCGCAGCTATTCAGGCGGTACAAAACCCCGGAACCTGTTACCGGTATCGATTAATCTCTTTCGGGGTCAAAAATGATACTCTTTTTTGTCGATTGCCGTCCGGGCGATTCCTTACGTATCATCGCCCGCGATTAAACCCTGCAACCCGATGGGACGGCCAAGTCGAACTAACTTTCGAAGGTTGGAACTCTAACCCTAAAATGGGGTCGTTTGGTTGGGTACGTCTTCCTATTTATGGCGGTCGCTGGTTTGAGAATATCGTTCAAGGTGTTGCTAGGGATATTCTAGCGCATGCGGTAGTAAATTTACATGAGGCAAATTACCCTATCGTCATTCGGGTACACGATGAGCCAGTCGCTGAAGTTCCCGAGGGATTTGGCTCGATTGAAGAATTCGAAGCTATTATGGCCACAATGCCGGCATGGGCCGAGGGTTGGCCGATCCGTGCTGCTGGGGGTTGGCGGGCTAAACGGTATAGAAAAGACTAGGGATCAACTACGTACAGCAAAGCGTTGTAGTCTGTTATCTCGCATCGCGTACCCCCGGCGTTTTGTCGAAACAGCCGAGCGCGCCAAGTCCCGTCGATAGACATATCCCCCTCTTTAAAAACATATTCTACGTACTCTCCAGCGGTGTATGTGTGGTCATCAATAACTACCGTTGCACCTCCGATGACTAAATCTGGCGCTATTATCGTAAGTTCTTTAGCTGTCGGAGGCTTAAGGCTTGTCAACGTCAGAATGAGCGTATCGGTTGTAATATCTTCATTAGCGTCAACTCGTAGGGTGTTCCCGTATTCGAATTTATTCATAAGTCACCGTTCGGAAAATTAATATCAGCTAAATCGAATTGAGTCGACAGGTTAATATCAGCTAAATCGAATTGAGTCGACAGGTTAATATCAGCTAAATCGAATTGAGTCGACAGGTTAATATCGTTATCGCGAATTACAGAACCCGCCGTCCCGCTGGCCACTAGTATCGAATCTGCCGTCGTGACCGTTAGCGTACCAGTTACCGGTATCGCCCCAACGGTACCACTGGCAGCTAGGGTAGAGTTGTCCGTAGTCTCGGCCAGGGAACCTGTAACATCCTCTCCCACCTGTCCACTGGCAGCTAAGGGCGAGTTGTCCGTAGTCTCGGCCAGGGAACCTGTAACATCCTCTCCCACCTGTCCACTGGCAGCTAAGGTAGAGTTGTCTGTAGTCTCGGCCAGGGAACCTGTAACATCCTCTCCCACCTGTCCACTGGCAGCTAAGGTAGAGTTGTCTGTAGTCTCGGCCAGGGAACCTGTAACATCCTCTCCCACCTGTCCACTGGCAGCTAAGGTAGAGTTGTCTGTAGTCTCGGCCAGGGAACCTGTAACCCCAGTAACCCCACTTTTAGTAATTGCGATGACATTACCGGTTCCCTGTACTGGGGGGTGCTCATAAGCAGAAGGGGCGTTTACTAGAGTCGCACTCTTACCACTTATTAAGTCGATTTCATTTGAAGCATCTGAACCGGTTAACGGGCCGTAATGAACTAGCGCTTGAGGGTTAATCTTCCAAGGAGAACCACCGGCGGCTAACCAGGCCGCGTCCTCTGCTGTTAATTCGTAATTTTCCCAAATAGCAATTTCGCCAGTCTTACCGTTATAGTTACCCACCGCGTCGGATCGTCGCCCGATGGTAAGCCGGTCTGAATCCGTTCCGGTAGACCACGACCCCCCAGTGGTATCGGTCATGGCGGTACCGTCTAAATATGCCGATAGCACATTTTTTTGCGAGGACACGGTTGCGCCGACGGTACCGCATACGTGGTATAGCGTCCCATTGCTTGTTGCAGCTTTTAACCTCGTACTAGTGTTAGCTCCATAATCTCCTGAGGTAGACCCTAAAAAATGAATATAGGTACCGGAGTCTCCGTTTACATTAATGTTAAAACCCTGGTTAGTTCCATCCCTAAAATGAACCGCCCGATCCCCGGTACCCCCGTCGGTGTTTAGCCATGCAGAAACCGCCAATTTTGCGGTTTCGTCAATATGGGCAGCATCCCAGTACAGGTACTGAGTAGACCCATTAAAATCTCTAGCCATTAGGTCGTCGTGTATTCCAAGGAGAGAGCTATTAGTTCCATGTCACCCGTGGCGTCGTCCCCCACATTATCCGCGTCTCTTCTGAATTTGATTGCTGTAAAGTCCCCGGCGGCCACCGAATCCGCGTTAGTCAACGTAAGGCTTACTTCATCCAGATAGCCCGCAGTTCCGGGGACAGTTGCAGCTGATGAAGTGTTAGCGGTATCGTAACTATCCGCATCGACATCCTGAGCGTCGCCGTCGCTAACCGCCATTACCTCACAGGCGACAATCACCTCATTTGTGGTTGCCGACGCCATTTTATACTGACACTTCAGGGTTAAACCCGATGCATAATTTTCCGGCATCCTGAAAGTCCAATGAAGGATTTCGTCTGTAGTATCGTCAAACAGCCACTGGGGTTTAGAATTAAAATAGCTTTTACCCGGCGGGTTGGTTGCGTCTGGAACTGCCGACTCGACGGGGAGAGGAATTGTTCCGGTAGCCATTAGAGTGCACCCCCTTTATGGGACGGAACTACCGCGTCGATCATCGCACCCCATATCGCCTTGTCGGATTCTGTTTGTAGCGCGGTGAAGGCCGCATTAATAGCCGTTACGTTACCTTCAAGCGGAGTCCCGGTTACGTCCGGGTTCGCGGTTTGGAAAAGATTTTTTACAGCTTCGATCTCTGCCACCCCTTCCCGCACCTGCTGCATGGCCCACGCGGTGCGATTGATCATCGTTTGTACTTTCTTCGTATCGGCTACCATGTCAAGCTCCTAAGGGTTGCCCTCAGTAATCACGAAACTCGTCACATCGACGGGGTTGCCGATTACGATAGAGGTGGTGTTGAGATTCAAATCCGACCCGCTTGTTCCGACGTCGCCGTCCATGATATGCGCGCTATCACTATCGACAACCCGGAACCACGTAGCGGTACCCGTAGCGTCTGCGGAGGCGTCCCCCGTTATGCTGTTTGCAGTCAATACTCCCGCAGCGGCCGCCGCCGCAAAGGGGTCAGTAAAGGTAAGCTCTGCCAGGAGTGTCGTAGCCGCTCCGCCGGTTGCGGGTCGTGAGCCGTCATAGATTCGTAGCTTAGCGGCTCCGGCCCCAGCATCGGCAAGGGCCGTTATTTCGTCGGCACGGTTATTGCGTAAAGTAGCATTAAAACCTAAAGCCATGACTATTCCCCTTCTCGTAGATGGTTGACCGCTTCCTCATTGATAAGGGCTTTGCCCGCTTCGATTCCCTCTTTCCGGGAACCGGCGACACCATTCTGTGTAAACTTAACAGCCCCGTCTTGAGCGATTAAGCGGGCGGTAAATGTAAAACGATCTTTTACCGGAATTACCATAATTTCCGGGTAAACCCCGTGTGTTTTTAAGCTAACCATAATCTTTTCTCCGTTCTAAACCCTGTTGACGCTCTTTCTCTTTTCGCGCCATAATTTCAATTTCGAGCTTCGTTTTTCTAACGTTCTGTAACTGCACATAGATTATAATCGAAGACAAGACGATACTTACGACAACGGCCAGTTTTCCGATATCCTCGGGGATTAAGTCAAGAATCTTCGCTACGCCGGTGCCTGCCGTCGCGGCTATTGCGGCTATCGCAACTTTTATCTCGCCCAGCCAGTCGTTGCTGGTCATGCCGCGCCCTTGTGGTTATTACAATAAGCAACCCATGCGCGAGTATAGACCCGAAAGCAAGCACTCCAGCTATCCATTGTAAAACCTCCCACATCGGCCCGATCCTTTTTTATAAACGTTATTAAAGCCCACATAAAAATACCTATGAAAGCTGCGTTATAAACCGTCGGAGGGGCACCCGCGTCCCAAATCAACCAGCCCCCTAAATTACAAAGTATCGAAACGATACAAATTTTTTGTAGGCTTATGACCATCCGCGGTATGGGATCAACCCCACTGGTTATAATGATTATAGCTAAATCAAAGAGGGCAGCACTACCGTAGTATTGGAAACCGTCTAAATGGGCTAAAAACAGTTCGTGCGAAAGTGTGAGGGAAATAAAAACTACCGCAGCAAAAAAGCGCGGCGCATTCGGCTGAAAAAGCGCGGCTATGATTAGAGCGTAAATTAATATCGAAAGAGTCATTTTCCCTTAGGCTTCGGTTTATTCCGTTGTTTTCCGCGACCGCCGACCGCGCCTGGTTTAGGTTGAGTAGCCATTACATTAACCCCCATTTAATAGCATTTAAAGCGGTCTCGTTCGGCGCATTTTCGATAGCCCGTAGGAGTCCCCGTTTTTTAACGTGGTTAGCTTTTGTTTTTTGTCCGAGAGCCGTTAACACGGTGTTTGCGTCCGCAAGTAACAAATCGTGTTCGGCATCGTCAGTGTCCATCAGGATGACTTTTGTCTTGCCTGCTTTCTCCGCTATTCTAATATCGAAATCCATTCGCATGGCCGCGTCCAGGCCGCCTCGGTAGGTAACCCCCTCCACTAACTGGCTTGCCGCTGCCGCCAAACCGAACGCGTTTTGAATCTCTTCCCGCTTTTTACTTTTCGCATCGGGTAACGTTACTTCGGTTGAGTCGTCGGGTAAGTATTCCTGTCCGTCTCTCTGTTGTACACTAAAACGGCCGCTGATCTTTCCGTCGCTGTCTCTATCAACATACATTTTTATACGCTCCTGTCATCAATCCACCCAAGGGTGGTAATATAAAGAGGCCTGGCCGCCGTAGAGTAGACAACCCTAATCTGCGAGGAACTGTTAGTCTGTACCAACATTTGGTTCGTGGTAACCCCGGTATCCCCTGCCGTACCGTAATTATGATTAGTCGTAGAAGGTGTCGAAGGGTCCGAATCATCTGGCGAATATACCCAAGCATACAAATTCCCCGATACGCCTTGATCTCCGGCAAAGGCCAATATTGCGGGTACCCTCAACCCCAAAGGCGTTTTTATTACGAAACTTGTGGGCGTAGTACCGATCGAAGTATTTACATCCTGAGTCGGCGCTTTAAACCAGATCATTCCGCTATTAACTCTAAACCCCAGAATGTTGGCAGATCCGTCCGTTAAAACGCTACCTATTCGACGGTACGCGGTATAACCGGTGGGGATGTTAGCCGCAACGGTAGAGGTATCGAATCCGGCGTCTACCGTGCCGTCAGAATCTTTTTTAATAACAAAAACGTGGTACCACGTGGTGTTCGCTACCGTACCCGAAAATAGGCCGCCTGCATCGTCCCCCGCAACCCACGTGGCATCAATTTGTTTTGTTATGGCCGTTAACAACTCGATATTTGTTGAATCGTCTGCTGCCCTCGCTATACCTACGGAAATGTCAATATCATGATCCGAATCAACTCCCCCGTTTATTGCGGTTAACCCGGAAATATTACCTGTACCTATACTGGTACCCGCAGCGGATCGAGTTATCACATGGTACCCAAGCGACGTGTCGTAGTGCCCCTCGACCCAGATTCCCGGAATGATGTCCCCCAAAGCTGGGTCAGCCCCTGCCTCAGTTTTTAGACTCTTAATTCCCAATCCCGCTTGATTGAGGGTAACGGCCCCGCCAGTACATGCGTTAGCTGGGTCAAATCGAAATAATAAACCATCAAATAGGGTTTGGGGGGCTTGCTGATTAGATTGAACATCTAAAACATAGGCGTCGACCGCCCCGCTATCATCGTAGTTAAAAGCTCGACCGCTCGCTATCTCAACGAATCCACGCAGGTATTCCGACACGAGAGCCGTATCGGCATTTCCTGAGGGGGTAATACTCGCCGCCCTCAATAGCGCCTGTTGGAGTCCAAAAAGGTCGTCGGCGCGGGCTTTAAAATACGGAGTACCGTCTCCGGCTCCTGGGGACGTCTCGTCTTTAGCGCTAGCGTAAGGGTAGTTTGCGTCCGCCGCGGTTACTCGGCTGGACATCGTTGGGTTGGTACTTGGATTAAGGGCCACGGTTCTCGCTCCTTAGGAATAGTCTACTAGGATACCCAAC